AGTTATGTTCAATCAACAAATTTACCAATTCCAGACTTAAAAGTTATTCCCGATAAATATCAAAGTGGCATTCAGGAGCTTTTTTCGCGTTGGCAAGCAGTAAGACAGCGAAACCATACCCTAAGCGAGTATTATAACCTTCACCAGGCAGTAAAAGAACTAAACGTTGCAATACCAGAGCAATTTAGGACGTTTAATTGTTGCGTTGGGTGGTGTCATAAAGCCGTAAAGGTTAGAGCTGTACGATCTATCTTCGATGGCTTTGTGTTTTCAGGTACTAAAGACGATACCTTAGATGCCCTTGTATCAAAAAATAAGCTTAAGACGCTCTACAAACAAGCCTATACCATGAGTTTAGTTCATGGTGTTTCAGCTATTACGGTTATGGCAGGCGTGAGCACAGATGACCCCGTACGTGTTCGCGTGTACTCGGCTAATCAGTTCTGTTGTATTTGGGATAAAGACGAAAACAGAGTTGGCGCAGGTATTGTGTTAGCTGATACCGATATAAAAGGCAAAGCCTCTCGCTATGTAGCACACTTCCCCGATGCAGTGCTAGTTATTGAGCGTCACACACTTGAAAATAAGGACAACTGGAGTGTATCGGTAGAGCCTAATCCTTTAGGCATCCCTATGATGGATGTGTTTGTGCACGATGCAGACGTAGATCGACCGCTTGGACATTCTTTGTTATCTCCTGAGCTTTTAGGAATTGTTGATAAAGCAATGCGCGATGTTGAACGTATGGAAGTAGGAGCAGAGTTCTTTACGTTTCCGCAAAGGTATGTTCTTGGTGCTTCTCAAGACCTCTTTGGCGTTAAAACAGGCCAAAAAGACGAAGATGGAGACGATATATACACTGCTTCCCCTGCAAAGAAAATACAAGCATACATTGGCGCGTATTTATCCATTACAAAAGATGATGATGGTGATGTACCCCAAGTCGGGCAGTTCTCACCAGCACAAGCAGAAAACTTTACTCGTGTGTTTGAAAACGATGCTCAACGCTTTAGTGGTTGTGCGTGTGTTCCGCTTTCTCAGCTTGGTGTTCTAGGGAACAATTACACGTCCTCTGATGCGCTCGGCGCGGCTAATGACCCTTTGATACTAGACGTTCAAGACTCTAATCTTGCTAATGCTTGCGTGCTTGAGAATGTGGCGCGTATGATGATGGCAATACAAAATAACACAGAGCTCGATAAGCTCACGCCCGAACAAAAGGCTGTGCAAGCGTACTTCAAAGACCCGTCTATGCCTACTATTTCCGCGCGAGCCGATGCATGGTGCAAGATTGGTTCTCAGGATAAAAGCATTGTTGGTACACGCGTTTATTACGAAAATATCGGGTTTGCGCAGGCTACGATCGACCGTATATTTAGCGAAAAGCGCCAATTACGAGCAATCGACGCGCTTAATCGTATTGCAAGCAGCGTTGACTCTAGCCCACTTATGCCAAATGGAGACGTAAAAGATGGCAAATAGAGAGCATTTTAGGGAATACTCATCTGCGCTCGACCATAATGTTGAGATGGCTCAAGCAACGCTTACGAGTATTTTTAACACGTTTACAAGCGATATGAGCGCGCGTGACATAAAGAAAAACTTGCGTGAGCTATATCCTGCTTTAGTGCGTGAATATGGAGACAGAGCAGCACAGGTGGCACTTGAGTATTATGAAAGCGAGCGCGCGGCATACCTAGAGGAAACCAACCAAGATGATGACTTGTATAATCCGGGCATCCCAAATGGAGTGCCGCTCCAATATCTTCATAAAGACGTAAACGATACCTGTGCGCGCTATCATGTAAAGAACCAGATTGACAGCGTTTATACAGCGCTTTCAGGTGCTGCGGCTAACCGTATTATGAAGATGAGTGACTCAACACTTGCATATGCTATGAAAGGCGATAGGTTGCGCCCTAAATGGGCGCTTGTCTCAAGGCTTTTGTCGTGTTCGTGGTGCTCGATGATAAGCTCGTTCGGTTTTCATTACAACAGCGCCTATAACGTGGAAAAAGCACGGCATAAACCAAATCCAACCGCGTGTAGATGCAGCGTCTGCGTAGACTTTAACCACGATGACCCTCACCTTAAAGGGTATGACCCCGATAAGATGTATTACAGGTTTTCTGCAATTGCAGATAAACTAGGTATCGACTTTACACGAGAAAACCAAGCAAACACAACAGCGCGCAGGCGTATATTAGCAGCCTATGAGAAAAGCCAAAGAAAGAGCAGGAAAGTCAATGCCCGCATAACGAAGGTGGCAGATAGTCTAGGCATTAAAGTAGTAGATGGAAAAGCAACTAATGCCGCGGACAAAAAGCTCCTTTTCAGCGAGCTTAAACTCCGCGATAGGCAGTGGCTACTTACAGGTAAGCCGCCTGAGGTAGATTATGAAAATGAGCTTGCGGAGAAGAACGCACATGATCATGAAAACGAGCAAGCGAAACGCTTATCAAAGCAGGGTATTAAGTGCACTTTTCAGGTTGATTATGAAGTTGATGAGAAAACCAAAGGTACTGCACGGCAGAAAATTATTGGGAAAACAGACCTCGTTAATGGCATTGAGCTTAAGAGCTTGAGCGGAACGAAAAATCTAGAGAAACGCATTAAAAAAGAGTTGCACAATTCTAAAAGAAAAATTGGCTTTAGGACTTGTAATTTTGATGCCACCGATTCTTTATTTACTGATGAAGAGATTTCTCAGGCATTAACTAACCAATTGAAAGCACGGCATATCAGAAGGGCATCTTTCATCGGGAAAGATGGGAAATACCATGTGATAAATAACGAAGCGTAACTGCGACAGGGCTGAACCCCGAAGTAGCTACGCTTCTTAATACCACTATACCACAACTTAATTTGATTATCAAAGGTGCAGACGTGCACCTTTTTTAATACCTACGCTGCACAGAGCGCATCTGTGATGGATGACTGCTAAAAGCAGGAGTATAGACAACCGCGAAAGAGCGGGCAACAGAAAGGATATATTATGGCCGATTCAGTTGATACACAAGCAACTGCAACCTCTGAGCAAGATACCCAACAACAAGGGGCACAAAAAAGCTTTACTCAAGAAGAAGTAAACGAGCTCATGGGTAAGCTCAGACGAGAAACAAAATCTAAGTACGCAGACTATGACTCGCTCAAAGAAAAGGCTGCAAAGCTTGATGAGCTAGAAGAAGCTCAAAAAACAAGCGAAGAAAAGCTACAAGAGCGTCTCTCACTTCTTCAAAAAGAAAATAACCAGCTAAAGGAGCAAGCACAACACGCGAAGTTAGCTCAAAAGGTTTCGCAAGAAAAAGGAGTACCTGCTCACTTGCTCACAGGTTCTACTGAAGAAGAAATGCAATCGTGCGCGGATGCATTGCTTGCATGGAGTCAACATAAGCCCGTGGTATATCCCAAGGACAAAGGCGGCGCTTCGTCTGCAAAGATGATTAGCCGTGAAGATATTACCAATACAAAGGATCGCGTTGCGCGTGTACGGATGCGCTCGCAACATCTTGACCTTTACAGAGAAGACTAGGAGTTTTTATTATGGCAGTTGTAACTAACACTACTTTATCTCAGGACATGGCAGAGTCTCTTTCTATTGAAATGATTGAGAACTTCCGTGGAGAATATGACCGTTTAGCAGAGCTTTTAGGCGCTTTTAGCGTAGAAACTCGTCCTGCAGGCGCAGCTATCAATCAATTTAAGGTTGAAGGCAAATTAAACGATGCCGCTACAGGAGATGCATCTTCGGGAGACGCTTACGTAGAAGGCGATACAGTTGCCCTTTCTAAGTACACACTTAAAAAGGTACCTTTTGGTGAGCTTACCCTTAAGCCTTACCGTAAAGCCACATCTGCTGCTGCAATTCTTAAAGCAGGCGTTGAGAAGGCAGTCCTTGATACCGACCGTAAGATGCTTTCAAACCTGCGCTCAAAGGTTATCAGCTCATTCTTTGCAGCTCTTGCAAACGGTACCGGTACCGCTAAAGGCGACGGGCTTCAAGGTGGTATTGCCTTAGCTGACGCGGCGCTCTATGACAAGCTTGAGGATAACAACGATGCTTCCGATGGTTTTGTCCACTTCATTTCTCGCCAAGACGCGGCTGAGTACCTCGCAAGTGCAGAAGTCACTATGCAAAACATGTTTGGTCTTACGTATCTGACCGATTTCCTTGGTGCCCAAAACGTATTTATCACCAATAAGGTGCAAAAAGGTCAGGTTATTGTTACACCTAAGGAGAACATCAAAATCTACGGTGTAGACCTAGCCGAGCTCTCTCGTGCTGGCCTTGATTATGTCGCTGATACAGATGGCCTTTTAGGTGTTGCACACGACGCAAAGCATGAAAATGTTTCCGTCCAAACACATGCGCTTCTTGGCTGCATGTTTGTACCTGAGGTAACCGATTACATTGTTAAAGGTACTATCAACGCTAAAGCAGCAGCTAAGAAAGAGTAAAGCAGGTGCCACACATGCAATACGCAACAGTTGAAGAGTACCGCTTAGATTCTGGGGATAAGGTGTCCGATGCGCAACGCGTAGACGCTATGCTCAAACAGCAATCAAGCAAGCTCCGCGCACTGTGCGCAATTGCAGCAGATGAAAAACTACCAGAGGACGCGCTTACCTTAGCGCGTCTTTTGGTTACTGACGCTGTGAAAAAAGCACTTGCGCAAACGGCTCTTGAAGGTCTTGGACAAATCAGCGGCGTAAAGCAAGCAGGTTTTTCTGTTAATGGCTTTCAGTCAAATATTACGCTTGCTAACCCCTCATGCGCTGCTTACTTCGCCCGAAGTACGCTCCGCGCGCTGAAAAAGCTCCTGCATAAAGGCCAACAAGCGAGCTTTGGTTACTTTGGAGGTTAGCATGTTTACCGAAAGCGTGGTTGTATTCCACCGAGACGATAGCGCAGTTAACGAGCTTGGCGAAACGGTTACAAAGTGGACTCCAGAAAAAGTTTCAGGTGTTGTTGTGCGGCCTCAAACGCCAGAAGACGAGAAGAACACGTTGATGCCAGACGGCATTAGGATTCGTTTTCGTCTCGCGTTCCCAAAGACGTATGCACAAAGTCTTGAGCACTGCAGAATTGCGCTTCCGGCTCGTGGTATGAGCGAAACAGATGCAGATGCAGCATATATCGTAGTGGGCGCGCCACAGCACACAATGCCTTGCCCTACGCTGTGGGACATGATTTGTGAGGTGGGTAAGCACGATGGGTGAGTTTTCCGAAGTTAGCCTTAATATGAGCGGGATTAGAGAAATCTTAAAAGGCGGCGGTGTCTCATCGGCCTTACAAGCAGCAGGTGACAAAATCGCTGGTTGTGCTAATGCAAACCAAAGAGTAGTAAAAAGCTTAGAGGTGCCCGCTTACCGGGCAAGCGTTGACGAGACTCGCCATACCAATGTAGCCCGCGTATTCACTGCCTCTCGTATGGGTAGGCTTGATGAGCTCAAAAATAAAACGCTTGAGAACTCGCTGCATCAGGGATAGGAGACATAGCCTATGAACATATTAAGCGCGATTCATTCACAACTATCTCAAGGTTTAGGTGTCCCTGTTGGCTTAGCAGTTCCTGCAAAACGTCCCTCGCGATTTGTCACCTATACGTATTCAGGTGGGCATCGGATTAATTCAAGCACAGAACACGTGGGCATTGAGCTGTACATATGGGCTGAAACGCTTGCGCAGACGTTTGAATTAGCGCACCGAGTCCAAGGACTCATGTTTAATCTTGTGTCAATTCCGGGAGTAGTTCACGTTGAAGAGATTTCGTTTCGTGAAGACTTGGATGTGCTAGGCGATAACAAACCTCGGTGGTACGCGAATTATACCGTAATCATTAGCAATGTTTTACAAAATAAGTTAGAAAGGAAGTAAAATATGGGTAAATCAGTTGGTATTAATCCTAATTTTGGTACTGCAGTTAAATTTGCAGAAGGTGCGTGTATATATACTAATCTCTCTGACGCGCCTGTTTTCCCAACATCTGCAACACAAAAGATGTCTGAGCTTGCAGGATGGGAGTCTCTTGGTGAACCTGATGAAATCGGCTTACCTGAGTCTAAAAAGTCTGAAGCTAAATTCAAAAAAGGTGGTCATCAAGTAAACTTCATCGCGCTTGGTGGTACTACTGAGTTTACGTTTAAGGCAGCTTTCCTTGAGTCTGATCGTGCACTTGTTAACAAACTTCGCTACGGCAAAGATTCAGTAGAAGAGATGGAAGACGGCTCTTTCAAAGCTATCAATGTTAGAGCCGATAGTGGCAAGATTATGGTTGTTCCTTTAGTCGCAGACTTTTTGGAAGAAACATCAGGTTGCCTTGTTCGCTACGTAATTAAACGTGCGGCTGTTTCTGGTTTCGACACAATTGAAAACAAGCCAGGTCAGGCAAAAGTTGTAGGCTTTACCTTTACAGCACTTGATTCAACAGACGGCTCACCTTATATCCAAATTTATCGCGCTAAGCGTGCAGACGTGGTGTCTACCGTGACAGAAAGCCACCTTGGATAAGCCTTTACCACACGTTGAACTATGCATGGGCGTCTTATGGGCGCTCATGCTTTTTCTAAGCTATAGGAGCGTATATGAAAGCTGAATATTTAAGCGAGATGAGTGTACAAGAGCTAGACGATTATGCAGTTGTTCTTGGGATTGACGCAACAGGCGCAAAAACAAAAGCCGCAAAGATTAAGCTCATTTCAGAGTCTCGCGAAAGAGTTGCAGAAGTTTCTGTACTTGGTACAACATTTGCAATCCATATTAAGAAGTTACATGACAAGCGCATTACTGACAAAGTAAACACCTGTAAAACTGATGCAGATTATGAGAATGTTGCCAAGATGATTCTTGGTGATAAGCAGTATGCGCGCCTTGTTGAGCGCGTAACAGATGAAGACGGGACAATAGATACCGACGCTTTAGGCCTTGCTATTTCAACCATTTTCAGAAGCGACAAACTAAAAAACTTCTAGTCCTTGCTAAGCTTGAGCGCGGCCGCGTTCCTCTTCTTCAATACGATTTTCGGGCAATTTTTCATGTTGCTTATGAAGATGTTGAGGCTGCAGAAGCAATAAACCTTATTTCTCTTTTAGGACAAGGCTCGCGATATCGTATGAGCTCTAGCAAGGCTTTTATGTGGACAACACAAGAAGAACTTACTGCGCGTGTTGTAGATTCTCTTGAGCGCCTTATTACACTTTATGCAACTAACAGCACAAAAGATTCGTTTAGAGTTCCCCGTCCGTGGGATAAGGACAAACAAGACGTGAGCAACACGCATAAATACACTAAGAAAAACGTTAGAGAAATCATAGAAAATACTAGATGGGAGGCTATGTAATGGCAGAAGTAGGTTCCGCGTATTTAACTATTATTCCAAAATTTAAAAGTCTTAAAGCCTCCATTGATGATGCTCTTAGTGCTGCAGGTAGTAACGCTGGTACGTCAGTTGGCGAAAGAATTGGTCAAAACATAAGCAGAGGCATTAAGCGTGGTGAAAGCGCGGTAAAAAGCTCGTCACTTGCGATGGGCGCTGCAATGGGAGCATTTAGCAGCATAGCCCAACGTGCAATGGATGTGCTGCAAGAGCATATCGGCAGCGCAGTAAATCGTCTTGATACGCTTAAAAATTACCCTCGTGTTATGCAATCACTTGGATTCTCATCTCAAGAGGCATCTAACTCAATTACTAAGATGAGTGACCGCTTACAAACATTGCCCACACGCCTAGACGATATGACAAACACCGTGAAAGGTATCGCGGTTATTACTAAAGACCTTGACTTGGCAACCGACGCGGGCCTTGCCTTAAATGATATGCTGCTTGCAAGTGGCTCTAACCAAATGATTTGTAACGCTGCTATGGAGCAGTTTAGGCAGATGCTTTCTAAAGGAAAGCCTGATATGCAAGACTGGAAAAGTCTTATGCAGGCGATGCCAGGACAGATTGACCAACTCGCAAAATCAATGCTTGGCGCAAACGCAACGGCTAATGATTTATATGAGGCTCTTGGTGGTGGTGGCAAAAAGGCTACGATCTCTATGGATCAGTTGCTGCACGCAATGGTTAAGCTGGATAAAAATGGCGGCGGTTCTCTTACGTCCTTTCAGGCGCAGGCAGCAGAAGCAACTGGCGGTATTAATACTTCGATGTCTAACTTAAGTAACGCCTTTACTAAAGGCCTTACTTCTATCATGGACGCAATCGGGCAAAAGAACATAGCAGGCTTTTTAAATTCTCTTAAAGCTGCTGTTGATTTTACGTTTCGCGGAATTGCAGATGTGGTTAAATTTGTTGCGCCGGTTTTTTCAACGCTGGCTCAATCTATCGCTGCAGGTGCTGCATCTTTTGGTCTATTACTTGGCGCACCTATAATTGTTGATGCGGTAATTAATGCAGTGAAGGGGCTTAAAACTGCAATTATGGCGTTATCTACGGCGCACCCGATTATTCTTGCAATTTCTTTGGCTGTAGCTGCTCTTACGCCTATTGTCACTAACATGTGGAACTCATGGCAAGAAAGCCAAAAGATGGTGAAAGCCACTAATGACTTTAAAAACGCTATTTCTTCTACTACTGCACTTGCCTCGTACTCTGGTGGTATTCGAGCAATTGGAGAAGCAGCAGATACCGCAAGCGGCCGTGTAGAATCCATTCGCGAACGCACAGAGCGCTATACAAAAGCAATCAACCAAAACGTAGAAGAAGCTCAAAAAACCGTTGGCACGTACAACGAAGCTGCAGAAATCATTAGCGAGTATACTGGCAAAACCGAACTTAATGCAGAGGCACAAGGTAAGGTTATGTGGGCAGTTAGAGAGCTTAATAAGGCTCTTGGCACAAATATTACAGTTCAAGATGTGATGAACGGTAAATATACAGACGCAAACGGGAAAATCCATGAGTTGAAAAGCTCTATCTTAGATTTAATCGAGACGAAGAAGAAAGAAGCAATCCTAGAGGCAAACGCTAAAAATATTAATGAGTTATACTCCAAACGCGCAGAAGATGTTAAGGCTGCAGCTAGTGCGCAACAAGCATACAACGAGGCTCTTGCTCGCGCTGCTGAAGCTCAAGCTGCATTTGACAAAGACTACCGCACCCGTAAAGATGGGGAACTCCGCGACAAATGGCTCGAAGCTCAACACGCAGTTGAAGATTGCAAGAAAAGCCTAGACGAGGCGAACGGAGCCTTAGACAACGACAACTCCGCAATACAAGAAGTCAATAAGTCAATGGGCGAAATGAGCACACAAGCAGGCTTTTTGTCACAAGTCTTGGAAGGCATGGGGGCAAAGTCGCATCTTGATGAACTCAAGGTAAACATTAAAGATTTTTCACAAGCTTTAGCAGATGCAGGCGTCCACTCATCAGAGCTAGAGCGAATTGGGCGAGATGGGTTTAATAACCTTGCAGACTCGTGCAAGGGCAATATTGCGCAGATGGTTGCGGCAATTAAGAACTTTGATAACACGCCTATTAAAAATAAAAAAGGTGAAGTTATCGCTGACTCGACTTCGTTGGTAGACGCACAAGGCAAGCTGTACGTTTGGAATGGCACCAAGCTTATCGATAAAGAAACGCAAGCAACCGCTGACACCACAGAGGTGGTAGACGGCACAGGACACATTCTTGAGTGGGATGGTACTAATCTTGATACGAAAGACGCAACAGCAACCGTAGATTCTGACTCCGTGCAAGAAGCAACCGATAGAAACAATGAGTACAACAACACACCGCCCGAAGATGCATCAGCCTCAGAAGACGTGGACTCTGACTCCGTGCAAGAAGCGACTGATAGAAACAACGAGCTGAACAGTAATCCACCAGAAGACCAACACGCGACTATAACAATTGACCATGTTGTCAATAACATCGTTAATTGGTTCGAGAATGTACTTGGCGATAATGGGCACGGTATGCATGCAGCCGGTGGCATTAGAACGCATGCAGATGGTGGAGTCAGAATGCACGCAGAAGGCGGCGCTATTGCCACGCGCGCAACGCCGCTTGATATCGTGGGCGAAGATGGAGCCGAGGCTATTGTCCCGCTTACCAACCGAAAGTATTCACAGCCTTTTGCCGATATCATTGCTGAAGGTGTAGCCGAAAAGCTCGATAACAAAGAAAATATCGCACACTTAGAAGCAATAGAGCGTCTACTTGTGCAATTAACCCAAAAAGACGCAAACGTATACCTAGACTCTTCAAAGGTATCAAGTGCACTTATAGCTCGTGCACAGATTTCAATGGAAGGGAGGGGATATGTATACTAATGGATCACAACTTATCTATAACGGGTTTGACTTATCGAAATATATATTTGTTGATAGCATCACCAAATACGTAAGTCCAAAATTAAAATTCCAACAAGCAAACATATCTATTGGCTCGTATGTACAAGGATATGGTTACGAACCGTTTGTTATTAGAGTTAATGCTTCGATTTTAGCTTATAAACCACACGAGATAGCTCAAGCGCGAAGAATTATTGCGCAGGCTCTTATGTCTTGCACCCCAAAAAAATTATTGCTACCTGACGATACAGGGCTTTATTACAAAGCGTTGTATATTGGTGGGTCTGAGGTGGGCGCTTTTACACAAGCACCTGATATTACCCTTGAGTTTCTCGTACCCGACCCGATTGCATACGGCGGGCACCATGAGGAGCGCGTACAGACGCACAAAGACGGCACAACCGAGGACATCATGCTCGTGGGCGGAACGTATCCGACAAAGCCGAAAATAACCATTGCATGCGAGCCGAATTACTGTCCTATGGAAATAGCGAACAAGACAACAGGAAAAAAGATTTGTTTTGTTGAGGACTTTAAGAGTAATCAAGTAGTGACAATTGATTGCGAGCTTGAGCGCGTAAGCGTATCTACCGTTGCACCAAACCCAAACGGTGGTGAAATGCTCAAGGCAAACACGCACGATATACCGCTTTTCTTAGAAAGTGATTTTTTCGATATAAAAGATAACGATATTTTGTACCACTCACCGAGCATTGACGCATACACCATCGAGTGGGATGAGAGGTTTTTGTAGTGAAAATCGAAATTTTAGACCGACACGGTGAAAGCGTTGGCACTATCCGCAAGCGCGACCTTTTTGTCTTTGTGCATACCGACGAACTCAACGGCGAGGACAGCGTAAGCATATCAACGCTTTTTCCCCTTGCTCAAGGCTATAGGCTCTTGTGGAAAGATAAAGAGGGTAACTACCATGAACACGTTTGTCAAAATCCGCGCGTGACACGTGAGTTGGGCACGCCTATATATTCAGACGTAGCAATTAACAGTATTTGCGAGCTTTTTGGTGACATCGTGGAAGATTGCGACGCAAGCAACCGTAGCGTAAAAGACGTATTCCAAGAAGTTATGAAAAATACGCGCTTTAACGCGTCTATCACGGACACGGACGCGAGGTTTCCAAGTAACACAGACTTTTCTCACAAAAGCGCGCGCGAAGTCTTAAATGCGTGCATGAACGCGGCACAAAAAGAGCTCATCACAACCATCGAAGTAAACGAGCGTGGCGTAGGCGAGCGAAAACTTGCACTTATTGACAAACGCGGGAATCAGGATGGACACAGACGCTTTACATACGGTAAAGACTTACTCAAGGTGGAACGTACCGAGCACGCAGGTGTTATAACCGCGTGCTATGGATACGGAAAAGAGCTAGAGCCGAAAAAAGAAGAGCGAATACGCACGAAGGCGGGCGACCCCGTCCACTATGAGTCATCAGAAAAACCACCGAAGCGCAAGAAACTCACGTTTGCTAGTGTCAATGACGGCAAGTCTTACGTGGTAGACGAGGACGCGCTCAAGGCATACGGGCTTTCAAGCAATAAAGACTCCGCGCGAAGAAACATCTTTGGCGTATACGAAAATTCAAATATCAGCGACCCAGCCGAGCTTAAACGCGCGACACTTGAGTACTTACACGCGCACAGTAAGCCACAAGTAAGCTATAGCGTAGACGTTGTGGACTTAGCGAGTTACGGGCGCGAATGGGAAGGCGTGGGCGTAGGTGACAGCGTAGATATTGTAGACACGTGCTTTTCCCCAACACTTAGATGCCGCGGGCGCGTCACAAAAATTGTACGTAACTATATAGACAAAACCGCAAATGTAACGTTGGGGAACATAGCACCAACACTCACTGACATATACGCCTACCAGCAAAAGCAACTGCAGCAATTAGACACAAAAGTTAACAATTTAGATACCTTTTCACCAGCAAATGACGACCACTTAAAACGCTTGATTGATAACTTAAACCGCAAATTCAACGCGAATGGCGCAAGTTACTACCACATAGATTTTGCAACGGGGAGCACGTGGTCAAGCGTTCCTATGGACGCAAGCGGCACGCCGCTTAAAGAAGGCGGATGGGCGATAAATATCAGTTCATTAGGCTTTAGAATTGCGAAAAATCGAAACCCCGACGGCAGTTGGAACTGGCGCACGTTTGGTACAGGTGAAGGACTTACCGCAGACACCATCACATCAGGCACGCTTGACGCGAACTTAATCCGCGCAGGTGTAATCGAGGATAGACAAGGCGAGAACTCATGGAATCTAGCAACAGGCGAGCTTAAGACAAAAGGTATGCACGCAACTAATGCAGAAGTGGAAGGGCTTATACGCTCATATATTCCAAACAGCAGTTCTCATATCAATATACAAAATGGCGTTATACGTGGTTTTAAGGGTAATGACGAAGAAAACGACTCTAACGGTTTTATCAACTTTAACGCAGGTATTGCGAATAGCGGCAGTTCAGACGGCGTATTACACGGGCTACAAATTGTGACAAATGAAACATTACTACTTGCAACACCATCAATATACATGCCAATAAACGGCAACCACCACAGCACATACTCAAAAATGTACACAGGAAACGTTAACTTTAGCTTAGGTGGGAGTACATGCTCACTTAGTGTATACAACGGACTTATTTATTCAGTATCAACCATGGCGCAGTAGCGCGGGCGATAGGAGCGAATTATGGTAGAGCACATAATCGAGCTAGAATTACATAAAAGTATCGAGCGCATACACGTACCTATTGTGGTACGCGCAAATGATAACGACTCACAGCGGATAGTTGCAAAAATCAGACAGCGCGGACAATTCATAAATTTAGATTGCGACTCCGCACGCCTAGACATCGTACGCGAAAACGGTACGTGGGCGCGTATAGACGCGACTGTCACAGGATATACGGTGACTTGCGACTTACCAAGTAAAGCAATAGCGAGCGCAGGTATTGCACGCCTTGCGTACTTTGTCTTTGTCAAAGGCAAAGAAGTTGAAACAACCGAATCATTCTCTTTGCATATCGAGGGCGCGGCAAGCGAGACCGCAGAAAGTGATGCGTACTTTGATAGCAGCGTAAACCACATAGCCGAAAAGTGGGCAGCGTTTGAATCAACCGCAGAGCAAATGGAATCAGGCAGACGTGGCGCAGAGGAAAACCGCGACGCAAAAGAGGCGGAGCGCAGACAAGCAGAAGACGCACGCAAGCAAGCAGAAACGAGCCGTATCAGCGCAGAGGACACGCGCGCACGCGCAGAAAGCGAGAGAGCGTCTAAGGAAATCGAACGCACGCAACGAGACAGCGCACTCATAAACGCGGAAAGCGAACGTGTAAGCGCAGAACAAGCGCGAGTATCCGAGGAAAACTCGAGAACTCAAGCGGAAAGCGAACGTAAGCAAAACGAAAGCGCGCGCCTCGCGCAGGAAGGCGAGCGCGTAAGCGCGGAACAGTCACGCAAAACGCGTTTTGAACAGATGATTGACGCAGAGCAAAACGTTAAATTCAAAATCATAGACGCAGACAACACCAACCAAGACGGCGTACCAACCATTACAGGTACGGCAGGCGTTATTTACTTAGTAAAGAACCGCCACGGCGTAACCGATAACGAATATATTGAGTGGATATGGCTAGACGGCGAGTGGGAGCTTTTCGGTACGTCAGGCGCGACAGTAGAGCCTATCACAACGCAAGATATAGACGAAGTAGCACAAGACGGCACAATATCAGGTACACGTGTGCTTAACGCAAGCGCACTACCGTACTTGTGGCAAAAGCTCAAAGATAGATACCAAACGCACGCACAGGTAGACGATATAGCGCGCGACATTTACGAGCAGCGCATTCAAAGCGTTAATTCAAGCATACAGACGCTTGACAGCCGCGCAGATACCGCGCGAGATGAGTGCAAGCGATTAGACGCAGTGAAAGCGTCACAGCTAGACGTGAGTAATGTTCGCGATGAGTTGCAAAGAACCAAAACAACACTCACGAGCCGCGTACAGAATTTAAGCGAAACCGTAAACAATAGCATTACGAGTTTACAGCGCAGCGTAAACACGCGCATACAAGACGCATTCAACCAAGCAAGCCAAGCCGCGAGCAATTTTACGGTACTCAAATCACGCCTAGCCGCGTTTGACCTTAAAATGACACGCGATACAGGTTGGCAGGTGTACTGGCAGAGCAGCCGAGACTCAAGCTCACGTATTATCTATAAGGTGTACGGCAATGTGGTGACGGTATCGGTTTGCGTATTGGATATCGGCGGCAAGTGGGAATTGCATGTACAAGATTCACCACTTACCCGAAAGTTCGCGAATTATTTCCCCGATGAAGGCTTGTATTGCGCATGCAACGTTATTGCAAAGTACGGTTCAAAAGACACAGGCGCAACCACCACTATGTACGTATCATCACGCAAAGAGAAAAGACCGTACATGTGGTTTTACGGCAACGGTGGCGGCGACTACTACTCCGTAGGCACGCTTACTTATACGCTTTCAGACTATAGATTACCGAAGAAATAAGGGGGAGGTGTATATAGCATAATGCAGGAAGAAGTTATAAGCGCGTTTATACAGTGGGGAATACCACTTATTCTCACAGGCATAGGTACGTGGATATGTGGCGCACTCAAGCGGCAGAAAACCGATATGGACGCACTCAAAGAGGGCATGCGCACGATGCTACGTGGGCGACTTGTTGACTTGCACGCACAGCACGTTGTGACAGGCGCAGGTTGCCCAGAAGCCGTAAAGACGGAAGCACAAAGAGTGTATGAGGCGTACCACGCGCTAGGCGGCAATGGTGTTGGGACGCAATTGTACAAGGAAATTTTACATGCTCATGTGAAAGGAGCAAATCATGATTAACTGGAAAATCCGTATGCAAAATAAAACATTCTGGCTGGCACTTGTACCAGCTTTTTTATTACTCATTCAAGCAGTTGCGCAGGTGTTTAATATTAGCGTTGATTTTACGAATCTGAACAAAGACTTGCTAAACGTCGTAAATACGCTCTTTACCGTGCTAGCAATTGTGGGCGTTGTTGCAGACCCGACGACCAAGGGCTTAAGCGACTCAACACAAGCACTTACGTACTCTAAACCGAAGGAGGATTAAATGGATAGCGTACCTGAGAACTTAAAAGAGCTCTTGCCAAATCAAGTACAAGAGCCGAAAGACGCAGACTATCAGAAAGAAGAAAGCCATGAGTAACCGCGATAAAGTATTAGATTACGCGCGTGGTGAGATTGGGTATTCGCGCTGGAGCGACCCCGAAGAAGGCACCAAGTACGGCAGGTGGTACGCGAATATGAGCGGCGAGGCGTGGTGCGCGGCGAATGGAATTCCATATTGCGCGATGTTCATGAGCTGGTGTTTCGCAGGCTCGATTGATTGGGACGTATTGCCAAGTTACAATTGCGACCAAATCCGTGAGCGTGCGCGCGCGGCAGGATACGTGTTGAGCGACAAGTACGATGCGCGCGCAGGCGATATTGTGCTGTACGATTGGAACGGCAACGGCAGCCTTGACCATGTGGGCATTGTTGAGGAAAATTGCGGCGATTATCTCACGACCATCGAGGGCAATACCTCAAGCGGCAACTCAGGCTCACAGGGTAATGGCGGCGTAGTTGCTAGACGCACGCGCTCATGGAAATATGTGGCATGTGTTGTCCGTCCGCCTTATGATGAGGATACGAGCACAAGCGACCAAACAGAAAGCGCACCGTCTTACAATTCAGGCGATGTTGATGTAGATGGTTGGTGTGGATACGCTACTATCTCTAAGTGGCAACAAGCGTTAGGCACCGAAGTAGACGGTGTTATGAGCGGACAGTACAGCGGCAACCGCAAGTATTGCTTGAATCTATGTAGCGTTACATACGATAACGGTGGCTACTCAACTCTTGTACGCGCTACTCAACGCAGAGTAGGCACAGAGGCAGACGGATACTTTGGACGCGACACCATTACAGCACTACAAGAGTACCTAGAGTGCAACGGCTATAGTGTAGGCACGTGGGGCTGCAACGGCTACTTCGGACACGATACCGTGTGTGCTTTACAACGCTCATTGAACGACAATTTGTGGTAA